ATGCGCCTGAGAACATACCAGCGCGATTCCGTCGATGCTATATTTGACTATTGGCGGGGCAAGCCCGGCAACCCGTTGGTCGACATGGCGACAGGCACAGGCAAAAGCCTGGTGCTGGCAACGCTTGTGCAGGAGTTGCTAACCGGCTGGCCTGATATGCGGGTTATGGTCGCAACGCACGTCGCCGAACTGATCGAGCAGAACTTCCTTGAGCTTGTCGGCGTTTGGCCATTTGCGCCGGCGGGCGTTTATAGCGCGGGGCTCAAGCGGCGCGAGGGCGACAAGCAGATCATTTTCGCCGGGATTCAAACGGTCCATAATAAGGCCGCGGAAATCGGCGCAATCGACGTGCTGCTCGTTGACGAGGCGCATTTGATACCAGCTAAAGCCGAAACCATGTATGGCCGATTCATCAAAGCAATGCGCGCGGTTAACCCAGACATGAAAATCGTGGGGCTGACGGCCACGCCTTACCGCATGGATTCGGGGCGGCTAGATACCGGCGACGATCGGCTATTTGACGAAACCGTGTTTACCTACGGAATCGCGCAAGGCGTCGAGGACGGATACTTGGCGCCGCTGACATGCAAGGCAACGGCAACGGAGCTTGACGTTTCCAGCGTGGGCAAGCTTGGCGGCGATTACAAGGCCGGTGCGTTGCAAGCGGCGGTCGATAAGGATGAAATAACGGAGGCCGCGGTTGACGAAATCGTGCGGCGCGGGGCTGATCGTAAATCGTGGCTGGTCTTTTGCAGCGGCGTTGAACATGCGCTGCATGTCCGCGATGAAATCCGCAACCGGGGTATCACTTGCGAAACAATCACGGGCGATACGCCGAAAGAGGAGCGCCGGCGAATCCTCGAGGATAGCAAGGCGGGCAAGATTCGCGCGCTTACGAATAACTCCGTTTTGACGACCGGCTACAATGACAAGCGCATTGATTTGATCGCGGCCTTGAGACCGTCGAAAAGCGTGTCGCTTTACGTACAGATCATGGGAAGGGGCACCCGACCGCTTTACGCGCCAGGAATGCCGCTAGAAACGCCAGAACAGCGCAAGGACGCGATTGCGGCCGGGCCAAAGCCGAATTGCCTAGTGCTGGATTTCGCGCGCCTGGTGGACGAACACGGGCCCGTTGATATGGTCGAGGCGAAAACGCCAGGCAAGGGCGACGGCGAGGCACCGATTAAAATCTGCCCGCAAGACGAGGGCGGCTGCGGCGAAAAGGTCCATGCAAGCGCGCGGGTTTGCCCGTGCTGCGGCCGCGAGTTCGAAATTGACACAAAACCCAAGATCACGGCACGCGCTACAGACGCGCCGATTATGTCAACAGCCCCGCCCGAACTGCGCACCGTATCAAAGCGCGTATTCCGTTATCATGAGGGCCGCGACGGCAAGCCCGACACGGTTAAAATCGCATACATGACCGGCCTTTCGCAGATCAATGAATGGGTTTGCCCCGCGCATGAGGGGTTTGCCAAGACCAAAGCGGACCGGCATTGGGGGCAACACGGCGGCGAGTTACCCGCGCCATCAAGCCCGCTTGAGTGGATCGAGCGCCAGGCTGAGTTAAGCGACACGCTTGAAATCAAGATCAAGGCGGACGGGCGTTATTGGCGGGTTTTGTCGCACGTCATAGCGGGCGGCGCTGTTGCGGATATGCCGGCGCCGGTTGTCGTTGATATGGAGGACGAGATTCCGTTTTGAATGGCTTGACAAATTTGTCAAGTTGGCGCTATGTTGCGCATGACTATAACGTAAGGGGAGAATGAATATGGCAGACAAGGCAAGGGCCGGCACGGCAGATGAAATGCAACCATACGAGCAAGCCGCGCGCGAAATTATGTATGACGGGCTCGAGGCGGGGTGGGTAAATCACGACGCAATGCTGCGCACACTTTCCCGCGCTCTTTGGCGCGTTGATAACATGAAAGCTGCCGGCCGCATCGAGGTGGCAGCATGACCGCAGACGGCGAATGGATTGAACACGACGGCGGCGAGTGCCCGGTTGATGCCGACACGCGGGTCGACGTGCGATTCCGTAAAGGCGAGGAAAGCGTAAAAACCCATTGCGCTGATATGTGGCTGTGGCCGGGTTACGACGGTCCGTTCGATATCACCGCATACCGGCTTGCCGCATGTCCATCCTAACCGGGTATGCGGACGCGGCGGCGGGCAGACCATACCGCGCGAGCTACGAGGCAATGCCCGCCGTTCACCAGCTACAATATGAGCTAGGCCGCGCCGTCGCGGTATGGGCGGGCGACGCAAAACCAACCGACCCCACCGCTACGATCATGCGCCATCGGGACGGATACAAGCGCGACATGGCGCGGATTACCCGCGAGGCATTCGGGCTTTGATCGCGCATTTGGATAGCGTGGCGACGTTCCTGATCCATAAATTTGAGCAAACCGGCAAGCGTGTTTTGCGGGTTGAGTTAAAGCGCGTCTGCATAATGTGGGCGGCGGCAATAAAGGAGAACAAGGCATGACACCTAAACAAAAATACGACGAACGCCGCCGGCTGCGCAACGAGCGCCTGTTGCGGATGGAGCAACGGGCGGCTGAAGAACGCGACCACCACGACGACGAGCAGGAGGCATTCAAGCGGTTGCTCGCATCATTCGAGCGGATTGCCGACGTGATGGAATTGTGGGCCGATCAGCAGGCGTCAGTATGACCCCGAAACCCGATTGGGAAGCATTCGGACGAGCAATTATGGCCTATTGGCCGGATATCAGTCTTTACGGTTTCGACATTCAAGACATCGCGGAAAGGCACAAGATCATCCTGCCTGTGCCTGGCGGCTATGACCCCGAGCAAAACATCGGCGGGGAGTGTTGGGGCTGCGAACCTGGCGACCCGTGGTTTAAGGCCAATTACACATCGGAGGCAAAAGCATGACCACCCCAACAGAGCCAACCCCAACCACCGGCCACAACCAACCGCCAGCCGATACGCTCATATTCGCGGAAATCATCGACCTATTTGACGAGGCGACGAATTGGGCTGACGGCGAGGCGATCGCAAGCCAGGAAATGCACGACCAAATCACCATACTGCATGACAGCTTGCACGACGCCGGCAAGCGGGCGGAGGCTTTGCGGGAGGTCGAAAAAACGCCGATCCTTGACGCGGGCAAAGCGGTCGAGGCGAAATATAAACCGTATTCAACCAAGGTCAGTCAAGGTAAACGGGCGCTCGCTGATCTACTCGGCAAATGGCGCCAGCGCGTTGCCGCGGAAAAAGCGGCCGAGGCCAGACGCAAAGCCGATCTTGCCGCCGCTGAAATGGCCGCCGCGCAAGCCGCAATCCGCGAAAGCCGGGGCAACCTGCTCGAGCGGGTTAGCGCGGAGGAACATCTTACGCACGCGCAAACGCTTGAGAAAGTCGCCAAGCGCGCCGACAAGGAGGCCACAACCGGCTTGGGCTTGCGCACGATCTGGCATGTTGAGCTTGACGACAGCGGGGCGGCTTTGGATTGGGCCTACAGCCGCGACGCCGGCGCGTTTGATGCGTTGGCGCTGCGCATGGCTGAAACGGCTGTGCGGGCCGCTGGTGGCTTGCGCGCGGTGCCCGGTTTTAAGGTTTGGTCCGAACAGGTTGCGCGTTGAGCCGCTCCCGCAAGAAAACGCCAATCACCGGCATGACCAAGGCCGCGTCAGATAAGGATTTCAAAGCAGCCGAACACCGCCGCGAACGGCGCGCGGTTGCTGTTGCCATTGCGATCGGCGCCGAACCGCCGCCGCGCAAATGGTTCGGCGACGCCTGGTCGTCAAACAAGGACGGCAAGCATTGGAATGATACGGCGCGGACTTACCGCAAGTGAATAAAAAGGAGAACGGGCATGGCTAGAAAACCAAACGCACAAGTGAGCGGCGGCGGGGGGGGGGCTGGAAAGCTATGAATGAATCAATGGCAAAAAACAGGGAGGCCAGGATGGCAGACTTCACCCCACACGGCACGGACCTATTCGGCGATAATGCCGACCAAAAGCACGTCAGCAAATTGGGCGACGAATTCATGATCCCGCCGTTTAGCGTGCTATCGGCGCGCGAGGGTTGGTGGCAAACCCGCAAGCGCGCTTGGCTGTCGTTGGGGATTCAAAGCGAGTTGGGGCGTGGTGAGTCACTACCTGATGGGGGGGGGGGGCTGACTTGGGGCAACGCGCCACAAGTGACGGAGAAGGGGTTGAACTTCTACAGAAAAAGAAACCAAACGCCACACCAGGGGGGGGCTGATGCCAGCAACTAATTACAGCAAATCAGGCGCGCGGGGCGACGGGCGCGGGCGGGAGGTTAAAGCTTGAACTTAACCGCAATGGCGTCAAACGCTGCCTCCGTTAACGCCGCCGGGTCTTTGCCGATCTGGCGATAAAAGCCGGGGTTTGTATGCGCGTCCCAACCGCGTTTGAATACTTGCGTCGCCGGCGACCTATCGCCAAAGCGCGAGGCAATACGCAAGGCGGCGAGCTTATCGCCGGCAGCCCATGCCGTTTTGATCTGATCGGTTTTCGAAATAAATGCAATTACGGGCTTTGCCATTTGCGGGGCTCCTATCGGGTTGATTGCGCCGATAATATACAGAATGACAAATTTGTCAAACTAAAAAGGAGAGAAGAAAAATGGCCAAAAGTTACGCAAGGACATTCGGGCAAGACCTAATGCGCGGCGAGCATACCGTAGGGGGGGGGGCGGGTATGAAAAGCACAGCAGCTTCGTGTCAACCAAACATTAACGGTGATTCAGGCGGCGTCGAGAGCCAAACAGGCACCAGCATTTTTGACCCCGTTCTCTGTGAACTATCTTACCGCTGGTTTTGCCCGCCATGCGGTGCAATCCTCGACCCGTTCGCCGGCGGCAGCGTGCGCGGCATCGTCGCAAGTTGTCTGGGCTTTGAATATACCGGCGTCGAATTGCGCGCCGAACAGGTGGCGGCAAACCAAGGCCAAGCGGCGATCGGCACGGGCCCGGCGCCGGTATGGGTTAACGCCGACAGCCGCAACATCGAAACCGCCGCGCCGGGCGCTTACGACATGGTGTTTAGCTGCCCGCCTTACGCCGACCTTGAGGTTTACAGCGACGACCCCGCCGACCTTTCAACACTGGCTTACGCCGAATTCATCGCTGCCTATGCCGAAATCATCAAAGCGACCACCGCGCTATTAAAGCCGGATCGTTTCGCCGTTTTCGTCGTCGGCGAGGTGCGCAATAAGCGCGGCAACTATTACGGGTTCGTGCCCGATACGATTGCCGCATTTCGCGCCGCGGGGCTGGAATATTACAACGAGGCGATTCTCGTTACCGCCGCGGGCTCGTTACCTATCCGCGCCGGCAAGCAATTCAGGTCAGGCCGCAAGATCGGCAAAACGCACCAGAATGTGCTTGTGTTCGTAAAGGGCGACGGCAAACGCGCCGCGGCCGCATGCGAGGCGGCCAACGACAATGCCAAGCCATGACCCACCCCACCGCCTGCCACTGCTGCGGGTTCCGCGCAACAGGCATCGGCATAGCCACCAAAACCGGCAATCAATGGCTATGCCCCGACTGCGCCAAACTCGCCCGCCGCATTGCAACGATAAAGCGGCTCGACCCGCTCGAGCAAATGGCAATCGACGGCGGGATTGAGGCGGCTAATAAATTCATGTCCGCAAACGGGGCTGACCTTTCAAAATACAATGAGGAGAACGCGCGAATGATGATCAAAGCAATCTGGACAGGGTGCGCGGAACGCATGCGGGCTATTATCGGGGCGGGGGCATGAGCGGGGCTACAGTAGCGAAAGCCGCGAATGATAACCACCATGCCATGACATTTATAAGCATGTTTAGTGGAATTGAGGCGGCAAGCGTTGCTTTCGGACCGCTAGGCTGGAAAGCGGTTGCATTTGCTGAAATCGAGAAGTTCCCGTCTGCCGTGCTTGCGCACCATTACCCGGAAACGCCAAACGTCGGCGATATGACCGCGCACGATTGGGCACAATACGCAGGCAAGGTCGATATTGTTTGCGGGGGGCCTCCTTGCCAAGCGTTCTCCGTCGCCGGTCTGCGCAATTCAATGGCCGACCCGCGCGGCAACCTTTCACTCGCATATATGGGAGCTTTGCATGCAATTAAACCTAGAAATGCCATCGTCGAAAACGTCCCCGGATGGCTTAACACATCAGACAACGCCTTCGGTTGTTTCCTGGCAGGAATTGTCGGGGCAGATGATGCCTTGTGTAGTCCAGACGGGACCAAATGGCCGAACGCTGGCATGGTTGCCGGGCCACTCGGAAGGGCGGCATGGCGGGTACTCGATGCTCAACACTTCGGCCTCGCCCAACGCCGCCGCCGTGTCGTCCTTGTCGCAGATTTTGGAAACGGGGCCGATCCCGCGACGGTTCTTTTTGAGCGCAAAAGCATGCACGGGAATCCTGCGCCGCGCCGTAAAGAGGGGGAAGGAATTGCCCCCACAATTAGCGCGCGCACTAAGGGCGGCGGCGGACTCGGAACCGATTTCGACCTAGATGGCGGGGTGGTTGTGGAAACCTATGCGATACAGGAGCGGGCGGTTAGCGAGAATCTGGACGCTGGACCGCAAGGAAAGGGTTACCAGCCTGATCTTGCGTACACGCTTGAGGCGCGAAACAAGGTGCAGTCTGTTGCACACGCGCCGCATCTTACGGGCACGCTAACTGCAACGTATGGAGAACAGCCTGGCCAAGATATGATAGCCGAGGGAATGCTTGCCGTATGCGCAACCGGCCAAATCGCGCATACGCTAAAGGGCGAGGGCCATGACGCCAGCGAGGACGGGACGGGGCGGGGGGGGGCGATTGTGTTCGGATGGCAGAACGCGGCAGCGCAAGGCTTGAGCGATAGCGAGACGCTTCGCGCAGCTTCGCACGGCGCGCTTCCAATGGTTGCCCAAACAATAGCCTCCACAGCCAAAGACTACGGCGGCGACGCAAGTACAGAACTTGCGCCAACACTTCGCGCGGGCGGCTTTACGGGCAGTCATGCGAACGGCGGTGTTATGCCGGCGGTTGCCCGAACAGTCGCCATCCGCGGCAGAGATGGAGGCGCAACAGCGGAGCTTGGTGGCGACAAGGCTACCGCGCTGCGGGCGTCTAGCGGTGGTGGGGATAAGGCGCATGTGCTGACAAGCACCGTCCGCCGCCTTACGCCCGTGGAATGCGAAAGACTTATGGGCTTCCCTGACGGTTACACAGATATCCCGTGGCGCAAGAAGCCAACGGCACCTGACGGACCCCGCTACAAGGCGCTCGGCAATAGCTGGGCGGTTCCGAAATTCGCATGGGTTGGCGCCCGTATCGCAGAGCACATGCCCAAGAAGGACCGCACATGACCACACCAGCCGCAACCACGCCAGCACTGACCACACCAGCCGCGCTCGCCCTAAGTTACGCAGCCCACCAAATCCATGTTTTCCCATGCCGCGAGGCCGACGAGCTAACCGGCGATTTCGACCCGGAAACCGGCGAGCAGATCGTATTCAAAGCCAAAACGCCAAAAACCAGCAACGGCTTTATCGGCGCATCAATCAACACGCGCGTCGTCGGCGAGTTCTGGAAGCGCAACCCCGCGGCTATGGTCGCAATCCCAACCGGCGAAAAGATCGGCGCTTGGGTGCTCGACGTTGACGTGCATGAGGACGAAACCGGCCAAGTCGTTGACGGGTATGCAACGCTCGCGGCGCTGACTAAACAGCACGGCGCCTTGCCCGAAACCGCACACGCGAAAACGGCGGGCGGCGGCACGCACTACTATTTCTCGCATGTCAGCGGCGTGCGCAATCGCGGGGCGCTCGGTGCGGGCTTGGACGTGCGCGGGTCGGGCGGCTATGTCGTCGCGCCAGGCTCAGTTACAGCGGACGGCCGCAGATATGCCTGGATCGACTTTGACGGCGAGGGGTTGCCGCCCATAGCGCCCGCGCCCGATTGGCTGCTTGCGCTTGTGTTGCCCAAGCCAGAGCCCGCGCCCGCGGCCGTGCCGTTGCTATCCAGCACGGGGAATACCGCTTATGTCGACCGGGCTGTTGATGCCGAACTTTCGGAGCTTGCCGCAACCGGCAAAGGCGCGCGCAATAACGCCCTAAACGACTCCGCGTATTCACTCGGCCAATTCGTCGG